CCAAGAATGTCTACATGTACAGTTAATGTTGTTAGCCATTATTTGTAAGAGATTTGAGCAGGTGTGTAAATAAACTGTGATACTAGGTGTGCATCATAGCGATTGTCTAGGATGTGTCGCACCTTTAATTCCTTAGCACGTAGAGGTTCCTTCTTAAAGGATCTTTTTCCATAGTCCATATTCACCTGATTTACCACCTTATCCAAAGACAGAGACTCGCACGTGCGCACGAAGAGAGGTAGTTGCTTGTCTTTTACCAATGACCAGAATGTATTATACTGGTAGAAGTTATCACTCTTAGTGAATGTAATTGTCTTACTCTCAGCGTTATACAAAGGATACTTCAAGTAGTCCTTTAGGTTGTTAATTGGTTTAGGAACCAACTCAAGCACACCTGTACTCTGTTGACCATTGTAAAGGACAGCCTTATTAAACCAAGCATTGTCGGTTTCTATTTTACGGTTGTCATCTGATATACCATCTGGATCAGAGAAGTATCTGTATGCCTTGGTATAATCCTGTACACTCTGAAGGATTTCATCCTGATACTGATAGGCAAAAGGATACTCGATGATGTATGGTTCTATGTTTCCATAGAAGTAGTTATACACCACTGGATTCTTCAGGTGCCTCCAGATACAAGCAGTTGATATTTGGTTATACGTGGTGGCTGCTAAACTCACAGGATTAACTGTAGTGACAGGGAAGTTTTTCTTGTTCTTACACCTACCTGTGGATTCTACAGTGATGACATCAACAGCATCATCTACAACATAACTCACCCCAGAAATCAGTTCCTCCTTGGAAACACCCGTTGCTAGAATGTTTCCAAGTTGGTCAATGATTGTAAAGGGTCCCGCTGTGGGTCCTGAGCTAGTTAATTTTATGATGATTGTCTTAGCCATGTTTATTTATTTTAGCAAGTTCCGTCTACAATCTCAAACTCTACCAAATCACTTGTTCCAAAAGTTATTGTAGTGAAGGTATAAATCCCTGTTGAACCTACGTTTAATTGTGAAACAACTATATTATTTACATAAAGTTTAAGACATGCATTACCAAGAGACTGAGTAACATCTACATCAATATTTGCTGAAGTTAATGAAGATTGTGTACCCGAAGCAGTTTGACTAGGCCCTACAGGTAGTGTTCCTACATTAAGGAAGTAGAAAGAAGCTGCTGAAACTGTAATGTTAGTTATTGTACTATTTGTACTACTGTTTGTTATGTAGAACGTATCTCCAAGAAGACTTGTTGTGGTTGTTGTAGTAGGCGGTGGTGCGCTTGTAGTTGTAGTAGTAGTGGTTGGTGTACCTGTAGTTGTAGTTGTAGTGGTAGTAACCACGTTAACATCTATGTAGTTTACACAAGTGCCTGTAGACTTTATTCTTATAATTGTTGCACCATTAGGTACAAGCGCAGAAGAATAACCAGCTACAAGAGCTGCCTTAGACACCCCTATTTCAAATGCTGAAACATAACCATCTACGTTTGAGTAAAGATCAAAAGGACCTGTATCTGTTCCAGCTGTTGTTAATGTTATTAATACTGTCATTATATATAGTATTTAAAAGTTAAGGGGCGATGGTTGTAGTGGTAGTTGTTGTAGACGATGTGCTAGTAGATGACGTTGTAGTTGTACTACTACTGGTGCTTGTTGTTGTGGTTGTACAACTAGTAATAAATACAATCAATCCACCTATCACCTGGAATACTGTGTCAACAGACTGAGAAGCTCCTGTAAAATACCAACCATCTGGTATTGTTGTACAATCAGTTGTACCATTAGTTACAAACACTCTAGATCCAAGATAGAGTCCTTGATATTCAATAGTGAGGAATGTAGGAACAACATTTATATATGATTCACCAAATGTATTCAGATAGGCAACAGCGTTACATGCGTCCAATTGACTTCCTGTAGAAACAACACTGCTTGGAGGAGATGTAATGTTATATCCTGTAAAGAACACATCTTGTATCAAATCTTCAGGTCTTTCACAAGGAGGTATTGGTGGTGGTACTGTTACCACAGCTGTTCCTGCTAATGTACAACTTGTTTCTGTAACAGTTCCTACAAGATTACAGTTCAATGTTGTAGTGGTTGTAGTTGTACTACTTGTAGAAGTGGTAGATGTACTAGATGTAGTGGTGGTTGTAGGAACAGGTCCAGGAACACCAGCTATCACTTCAAAGTCATCACAACATCCATTTATGCCAGAATAGAAGAAGTTGTTCTCACCAATGTACCAGTTAGGGATGTAGCTATGGAAGCTTATCCAACTCTTAGTATTAAAGTTGAAAGACACTGTCCAACTCTTATTACAGAAATAGACTTCATCTGTTAGATACACTCTCTCACGTATAATGATTGGTTTAAGAGCGGTGGTGGTGGTAGTTGTAGTGGTTAATCCAGATGATGTTGTTGTACTAGTAGTAGTGCCAGCAGAAGTGGTTGTACTAGTGGTGGTGCTATAAGCGATTTGTTGGTATGTCTTTTCAACATAAAACTCTCCATTAACAGCATCATATTTAACATCTTTGCTCTTTGGAACATAGTCAAGCTTAGTGATAAGCACCCTGTCATACTTGCTATCAAATACACCATGCAGACCAATTCCTGTGAAGTGGTTATCTGTAGGTACATCTGGGAAGTAACGCAGGATTTCAAATGCTAGGTGGTCTGTAAAGAACCTATTAAGTCCTGAACCAAACCCTGATAGGTCTACAGCCTGTGTACCAGAGATCAAAAACACCTGACCACGTTTAGCATCCACAGAGACTTGTCCTTGTGGAATCTTTAACAACATCTTGTTTTGGGTTCCTACATATCCCAAATCAGTTTCTGCAAAATCAATCGGAGGAGCTGATCTGAAGAATTGAGGATTGCCAACATACGCTGCCTGAGGATTGCTTGTATCTATCGTAAGGAGGTTGTTGTACATGAGTGTCTTGTTCTCAAAACGAGCAAGCACTGCCTTGTTCTGAATTCCATCTAGAGATACAAGATTTCCATAGTTCTGAGGGAAGTCATAATAAGAGATGGCTCTGTAAATTAACCAGCTATTTACCCTATTATCAGAGTCAATGTTCTGAGAATCAGAATAGATAGCTCTGAAAGGATAATAAGTGAAGCAAGGTGTATCCCAGTCAATAGGTAGATTTGTAAATGTATTCTCTCTGTTCTGCTTAGAATAGGTGACATTATAGAAGTAGGTGTTATCCTGAACAATAGGAACATAACTTTGCTGCACCCAGTCATCAGGAATACCTGAGCTCACATGAGGCCAGAAGTCACCTTCTCTATTGTTAAAAGCTTGACGTAAGTCTACGTTATAAGAGCTCTCACAATAGAAATTAGGAATACCATATGCAAACAGATAGAAGTATCCATCGTAGAAAGTTCTTCCAGGATTGCTATCCTTAGGTTGTAAAGGAGCCACAAACTGACTATTAGGACAGTCAAAGTTGTGAGCCTTGTAGGAAATAATGTTTGATAACACACCTACACTTGTAATAGTGTAGTCTCTAAGAATAGAACGTGCTGAGTGCCAGTATTTTGGATAGGCTATGTTACCTATCTCATCATAGAATATATCACTATCATCAGGAGCATTCACACGGTTGTCAATAAAGAATGGAAGCTTGGTCTTGAATGCAAACCTGCTGATGAACGTATCACCACCAAAAACTGTTTGTATGTCGGGAGTAAGATCATCCACAAGCACTTGAAAACCAGTGTCCACCGTGCTGTAAGAATAGATTTGTCCGTATTGATTAACAAATACATTCTTAAGAGATGCGTAATAAGAAACAACAGACATGTCTTCTTCCTTAGCAGGAGCTTGACACTTGCTTCTTTCTGATATAGTGAATCTTGATATGTCTGTAACTATTGGACTTCCTGCAGACAACATGTTAGGACTTTGGTCTGGGAAGGGAAGGCCTGGTCTATCTAGGTCAGTTCTTAGATAGACAGATGATTCTCTTTGGAAGTTGTTGATGTTGTATATATCACCAACATTCTGTACACCAGGAATCAAATATCTAGCGATGTCAAGGTTACGTTGCTTAATCCCTTGATCATCAGGAACCCCTACACCATAGTTATAATCTCCTATAGAGTTGAAAGAGTAGGCATAGTTCTTCCTTGTAATACCATTTACATATATGGTTAAATACGCCTGATATGCTGTAAACATAGCAGTGGCATTGAATGGTGTGGTTACAACACCTAGTTCTTCAGCACTTTCAAGAGCATCACGCTGAGCTTCCTCTGTTAAGAGTTTATACTTAGCGTTATCTCTCACCTCAACAAAGTGACCTCTACCTCTACCAAACATTACACTCTCAAGCTTCAGAACACCACCTAAAAATGGCTGCCCAAAAGAAGTTTCAGGAGAGTTAAATATCTGTCTGTATTTTTCTGTAAATCCAGGTTGAGGATTCTCAGCTTTACAGTTTTCACCTGTGACAAGTGTTGGACCAGTAAAACAGATTTCACCAGGACCTTCAATCTGTACAGGACCACCTGTGCCAGGAACTACATATAATGTATACACTGGAGAGGTAGGCCATCCATTTACCCATTGTGTAGTGATACCTGTATAAATGTCATTCCATTCAATTCTACCACCTCTGGCAAATGAAAGAGGACCAGGATTACAAACCTGAGCTGTCCATATCTCATATGTAGAAAGCCCGACCCTTCCTGTTGCAGGACCAAGGATTGTAGGCTTACCTATTGAGCAAAGTGGATATTGACCAATTGCAAAGTATTTCTTCTTTGTTACTTTGTTCGTATTGCAATCAGTATATTCCACCTCAGCAAAAGAAGGTCCACCAGTAGGATCTACAGCAAGTGTGTCTATGAATATACTATACCCATCACAGATTTGTGAGTAGGCATTGTTAGTTGTATTAAGAAACGGATCTGCGTTAATATCATTGTATGGGTAGTTAGGATAGTAGTAGGTTTCCTCTTCTCTCTCATACGTATTTACATTCCTAAGGATGCCCTTAGCAACAATAGATTTGTTTGTACCACGATCAGCACGGATGATTTTGAATGCTACAATATCATCTTTCTGCTCTGATGTAAGAGTGGATGTCTGGATGAGTGTGCTCACTAGTTGTACATCTATTTGTACACCAATAGGGAACACAGCATCATTGCCCTGAACCATCGCACTAGGACCTAAGAATATCTTAGATTCGTAAGCAGGACTTACATTGATGTCAGGGAACTTGTGGTGCCTGATGGGCTGACCAGCTAAATCACCCCATACATCTTTGTTACATGGGTAGGTGTCTGTTGATTGCCAATAACCAAACTCACCATACTGATAAGGACCTCTGTATTCAGGAGCTGGAGAATATCCAGGACTTGTACCAATTACAAATCCTGTATTGTAGATTTTCCAATATGAGCTATATCCTATTCCTCCAGATGTGTAATCAGGAACGCCTATAAAGTCTGGGTTGGTATCTGGTACATCAGGTTGTAGGTTCTCTGTAGGACCTTTGATTCTACCAGGAATATGAAACCCATCTGTCTGCTTACCATTCTTAAGCAAGAACACTATCTCAAAAGCATACACCTCATCTCTCAAATAACCTCTGAGGTTGGTGGCATTCAACTCATCTGAATAGTTTTGGTCAGCAGGAATTCTCCAGCTTTCCCATAACAGAGGAATTTGATTAGCAATGCTTTGGTAGTTAATACGATCAATAGATATAAGATTGTCCCATATCAAAACATCTTGTGCTGTTGTAAGGTCTTGAGCAATATCGTAATAAGGGAACTTCTCAAATATATCATTGATGGTCAGTCTGATTTGTGTTACGTTCTGACCAGTGTATGGGATTTCCTTTTGAAGAGCATCAATGTAATATGTACCCACCAGCTCAACAGAAGTGATGTCATTGATTGTCTTAATCACCGCTAAGTTGAAATACTGGTAAAGACCCGTGTCCTCAAGATTACTTATATTGAGGATGATAGATTTCCCAACAGGATAGTTGAAGTTCACTGATGTAATGAACTTATCAGCAATAGGTGTTGGATTGGTAACAGAATAGTAGGACGTGTAAGGATTACCCTGAGCATCAGAGTATTGCGCAGAAAACTGATATGTACCAGCAATCAGGTTACCTGTGCTAGTAACATCAATTACCTCCAGTTGAGGAATGTTAAAATTAGGTTGAATCTTAAGTTGATTACAGTCTAGGTCATCTGTATATTCTGGATCACAGAACGGAGTTCCAGATTTTAGAACTTTTGGAATATTATCAATATCTAAATATCTTCTAGGATTAAATCCATCTGTCCAATAAATCTCTGTGGTGCAATTAGTTATCTTATGCGCCACTTTATGGATGGGATAGTTAGTATTGAAGTTGAGGCAAGGAGCATTTACAACAACACGATATAGACAATCGTTGTTCTCCATATATCCAATCTGACTAGCTCCTGTATCAGGATTGGTGATAAAGAATATATGTTTGTTCTTCTCTTGGATGAAGTGGTTACCTATAAGCACAAAGCCAGAAGGGAACGTAACACATAGTTCGTTCCCTGGCTCATTCTGATAGTTTACAGAATTAGCATCGTAGTTTTCAACAGCAGCATTTAATGCATACGTTAATTTCCCCTTCGCAATTTGGTTAGGGGTTTGGTCCATGTTAAGACCTGTGGTAGCATTATTATACTCCTGCCTAATATTACCTTGTTCCTGTTCAGCCATTAGTATTAATTATTACGTCTCCGACCATAGCTATTGCTACGATTGGGGAGTTCATACATGTTAAATCTGTTCAAGTCATTCTTAATCCTACGTTGCTTAGTCCAAGGATCTTGTTTCTTAACCTCAATATCAGCCATGATGAATGCCTCATCAGACATCTGTTTGTAGTTCACCATCTTCCTTTCTAGCTGATTATACGTCTCATCATTCACTTGATTGGTAAGCGTTTCTATCACTTTATACTTTATAAAAGCTTCAACATATTCCCTAATACGATAGTTGTCAGGAATCAACTGATTTCCACCAGCATCATATTCTGTAGCATAAAATAGCAGATGCACAACACCATTACGGAAATTGGTAACAAACTTATTGTCTCTTACATCAAATGAGTCATACGAAGAGGAACCAGGAGTGAATTGATTAAAAGGAGGTGCCTGTTGATAGAATTCCCAATTGTTGGTATAGTCTACACCACAGTTACCCTGTGCGGAGATATTACCAGGCTTGAGAAGATATTCCTTCCGATATGTAACAGCTGCTTCGTTGTTTGTCTTGTACACAGCCTGCACTAAGTTAGGCATGCATTTAGGACAAAACTCCTGAGCACAATTACCTTCTTCACAAGGATTACCACACACAATTACAGGACTCACCTGAATTGTTGTAGAACTAGCAGCTTGAGAGTAGAATGAGTTAGCCTGTTGATAAGGAAAACCATTTACAGCTGTACACATCCAAGCCTCTCTTACAGCAAAGAAGTTGTCTGGAAGTCTAGCTTGATAATCATTGATGTGTAGGATTTCCTGAGAAATCACATAAGTGGTTCTACCCAACTTTCTTAGACACTTGTCTAGATAGGTAGGGAACAGCAAATCATCAACTGCCCCTGTATCAAAATAGCTTTTGAATTCCTCCTTAACTGTAGCATATATAGGCTCAGGGCTGATGAAATTATATTTGTAATAGTATGACATCTATTTTACTTTTTCCATTCGTGATAGAGATGTTGATATTTATCGTTAGCCCCTATATAGTGAGAGAGAAGTCTAGACGTGTTTCTGGAAGGTTTAAAATACCACAACGGTGATTGTCTGAATCTAGCTGTTGACTTAAACCACACCCATCCAAAGAAGAAGCCCTCTGTGTGAAAGTTAAAATTGTAAATACGTTTACCTTTCTCCTTTGTCTTTTTCCAGTCAATAGGAAGGTTGACAAACTCTTTTCCATGAATGTCTTTTACCCTCTTACGCTTTTTCTTGTTTATGGCAAACTCACCAAAACCAAAAGGCAGCTTTGCTTTCTCTCCTGTCTCAAGAATATATTCTTTAAATGCATCGTTAAAAGAATAAACGATGTTTCTCCATTGGTCAAAGGTGAGCTTTATGGAAGGATGTTTCTTACAGAAACTGCTGTAGTTTTCTTTGCTGGCGCTTCTCCAATCTATCTTTACTCTCATATTTTATCTCAAGTTTGGAGCGTTAGGTGCTTGACCATCAACTCCATCACTTGTGATGTCTGTCTTCAATTTGAAATACGTAGATAGAAGCTTCTGAGAAGTGAGCTCCAACACCTGCTTTTCTAAATAGCCAGGAACTGGAGATTCTCTATCTAAAGGATTTACACACAGTTGTTCTGGTGTGTAACTAGGAGTTCCGCATCCACATTCTGGATACATTATCTCATTTGGAATATCTTCCTCAAAAAGAGCAACAAGTCTTATTGCTTTTAAGAGTGGATTGTTCACATACAGATATCCGTTAGAAATCCAATAGTATTCCTCTTTCTTAATTATAGGAAGCTTGAGCAAGTTCACGTATCGGTTGATGGTTATTTCCTTAAGTTTCTTTCCCTGACCACTCATGGCATTAATTGAATAAACACCCTGAATGACATATTGATAATTACCCTCTGTAATCCTAGGTAGCTTGAATCTTGTTCTAGCCACTGTGCAAGGATCAACATAATCACAACATTCAGAAATAGGAACTTCCACCGTCTCCAAGCAGGGGATGGTGGTAAAAACTGTATCGGTTGCCCATAACTTTCTCAGATTAGTCTCACGCTTAATTAAGAGAAAGGCATTGTTTCTAATTTCAGACATGACAGCTCTATCCGTGATCAAGTTGTCCGTGGAGAGCAACTTGTGCATAGCGCGCGCATCTGAAACTAGCTTCCTAAAAGTTGACATTATAAATACTGTTTGAATATGTTTGTTATTCCATCTTGGAGATCTATCAAGAATCCTGTCACCTCACCCTTGGTCATGGTGTATCCATTCTTATCATCCCAAGAACTCTTGGCTGTAGAGAATGCAGGTAGTTGATAGAATTTAATACCATTAAAATCAAGACTCATTTCATGGTGTTTGTCACCAGTGAATATGTAGAAATTATCGTGTTCTGACCATCCGTTCTTAAATTCCATAGGGAACAAGCCAGCAAGCTTTGCAGGTTTTAGAGCATCTCCGTGGTTAAACATTAATGCTGATGTACCATAGCTTACATACTTTCTATACCTTGGAGAGATGTCAAAGAATACACGCTCTTCATTTCTAAAGTAGGTTTGTAACCAACTGGCTAAATGCCATCCTACATATTCATCATGATTACCAGATACAAACACAACATCTACATCCCCTCCTTTCTGAAGGAGCAGGTTTATCACACTCACCTCATGATCACATATTGCATGAAAAGAATCGTGATATGAAAGAATGTTTTGTTGAGGAGTACCTTTTGTAGTTGTATTGGTAAACTCACTGTTAAACTCATCAGAACCAATGATGTATTTGATGTCTGTGAGATTGTTAGATATAGAGGCTTGGTCTAGAATTATTTCCACCCTATGGATGAAATCACCAAAGCGTTGGTCTATATCATTCTCTCCCCCTATGTCCAGCTTGTTTAAATGGGAATCCTGTTTGTTGATGATTAGGCAAGCATCTTTCTTGCTTTTCTCATACTTAGGAGCCATTACTTCTGGAGACATTGGTTGATAGTTTTCTAAGAAAGATATGAAACTATCTTGAAACACTTGCTCATTCTTCTTCTTACCCAACCAAGCTTTCACTTGGTAATAAGGTTTATCACTATTGCCCCAATAGTTCTGAATGTATTTAGTTATTTCCCATTTCTCTGTGTCAATATTGCACTTATCAATTAACTCATCTAGAGTTTTGATTTTCTCTTCGCTATTGAAGACCACCTCACCTGTTCCTTTATAAACGTCTTCAAAAAACCTTATTACGTGATCTTCAAGTTCTCCAATGTAATTTCCAACTTCCGCATCTTCTTGTGCTTCTTGTGACCCTCGAAGCTCTTTGATCAATTCATCCACCTCATTCTCTGTGATGTTTAGTTTGTCTGCATAGAACTTTTTGCTCTTTTTCCAATGGAGCATTTTCTCCAATTGTTGCAGAAGAGATTGATTTTCAGGCATTTGCAACTTTTTTAAATTAAAATTGCCCTAAAGGTACAAAGGTTTTTTGATATTTTCCAAATTATTTTAACCTTTCTGGTTATCCATTCTAACTAACTTAGTTATAAATAAAAAACTCCCCAGGGTAGAAACCCCAGGGAGAACTCTGTAAAACCAAAAAACAGAGTTTTTTTATTACTTTACGGTGCTGTAGTGGTTGTGGTTGTTGTTGTAGGCGCTACTGTTGTGGTTGTGCTAGTTGTTGTAGGACACACTCCAAGATTAGCTGATGACACACCTGGTGTAGGAGGCACCACTAATGTTCCTGTACAAGCACATACGTAGATGGTGCTAGGACCTGCTACAGAAGTGTTTACAAGAATTCCTCCACACTGATAGTAAGATATATTAACAGGTGAAACAGTTGAATTGGTTACAGAGTAGAACTCGCAAGAAGGACAAGCTATTGTTGTGGTTGTTGTTGTTGTCGAACTTGTAGAAGTTGATGTTGTTGTAGTAGTTGGGCAACAGTTAGCCAAAGCAATTTGAAGATTGTAGATCTGTTGTTTGAGGCTACAAATCTGAGTGTCAATCTTTTGGAAAGCCACAGTTGCTGAGTCACATGTTGCAATTAACGTACAAGCAAGATTGGGCCCGCTGTATGAAACATTGTTAGTTGGTACAGGGGCTGCGGTACAAGGGTCACATCCACATGCAACAGGTGTTACAAGTGGAACCGTTGTACAACAAGGATTTTGTGGAAGGAATAACATTTTATATAAAGAGTTTAACTGTTAAGGAATATACATAATATAGTAACATCCCAGACCAGGCTGGTAGTTAGCATGAGCTAATCCGCCTCCTGTAGAACCAACACTGACTGCCACAGAAACTAATGTGAATGCTGTGTTTGTACTAGTGGACGAACTCTTTACGCCATTCATATCCATAAGGTCACCTGATGTACCAGGCTCATTCTGATCAGCTTCTCCATGGGCATATGCAATTGTATGCAAGTGTCCAGGATCAGTTACAATGGCTGTAGCTGAGTGAGAGTGAGCAGGAATCTCTGTAGGTGAAAGAGTTACGTTGTTAGAACCAGCAGTTCCTAATAGAGCATAGCTAGGGTTACCAGCTATACCAGGGTCCACTGCAGGGTTGAAAGCTCCTCCACCCATACCTGTTGTAGCACCAACTGGTACACGTCCTCTTTTATCAGGAGTGCCATTGTTACCATTACAGAGGTAGATTTTCTCCCAATCAGTTGAAACAATACCAGCACCTGTTGCATCAAAGTTACCTGTAAGAGATCCGTAGTATTCTACAACACCATAAGGAACCATGCGGTTGTAATACTTGGTGCTAGTTCCAATGCTAGTTAGATAGGCAGCAATCAAAGAGTTAAGATCAGAAAGCTTAACATAGTTTGTACTTACGTTAAGAGCAAGAGCATTTAGAGTAACCTCTACAGCACAAAGTTTTGTAATAACAGCTTGCAGAATTGCGTGTGTTCCAGAGGTTGATGTTACACCTGTAAGACATCCTATCGTGTAAGGTCCTTCCAAAGCAGCAAGGTCACCCTCAATAGCAGTTACACGTGTGTCGAGTTCACATACAGCTTCTATGATTGCACTAACTACATTTGGAAGACTAAGGTCTTCACATGATACAAGATTCTTACTTACAATCTCGCAAATAATTTGAGGGTTGATGGATAAGACTATACCAGTTCCATCGAGAGTGGATGTGAGAAATGTAATCAATGCTTGCTCAACATATGAAAGAGAGTCTCCTGTCTTGATTCCCAAAATAGGAACATCTACACCCGTATATCTTACACATTGATCAGAGGTTGTTTCTACACAACCGTTATAGCAATTTGAACAAATGTTGGACATTTATTTATATTTTAAAAGTTTTACTTTACCCGCAATCATGTTCACCGTGAATGGAGCAGCATAATCGGGGTTACAATACTTATAAGTAAGTATTCTTCTGTAGTTTATAAGAGCCAGCATTGCCCCTCCAGGTACAGGCTGGTTCAACATAAACACAACATTGTTGTATAAGTTGTTTGCAAGAGAAGCTAGTTTACAATCTATATCAGCAATCAGTGCTGGAATACTAGCGCATTCTGGACAACTTGTAAGTCTGGGTGATAACATTTCTTATAAGTTTTCTTCCTTGTTTTATAGCACCATTACATGCTGCACAAAGACCGTTAATCAATTGACATCCACATCCAACTTTAGCTCCACAGTTTTTACACATAGCCATATTAGTAAAAGTTTATTACGTAATTGGTTCCAGAGCAACCACAATTGTTTCTTATAAAGTTATTCAGCATCATATCTGCCTGAGTATAAAGCCTTGTTGCTTCAAGATCAGCACAATTGTTTGCAGCAGCAATTGCTCCCTGCATAAAGAAGTTGATAGAGTTGAGATTCACAAATGCTTGTGTTTTGATAGCTCTATCACATTCCATCATATCAAGCTTCATAAATGCTCCATCAAACTTCTCCTGTAATTGCTCCACACGTATAATCGACTTCTCTACGAAGTTTATGTATGCAGGAGCTACAGAATATTTTAAACGATAAACCCCATCAGGCAGAGGTTGATCTACACCTACGGGGCTTATTCCTAAGTTTGATGTGGTAAATATGTTCAAGTCGTTAACACTGAATGGTTTAAAGAATGTTCCAAACCCAGGAACCGTAATTTCAATTGTAGCACCAGAAACAACAGGTGGATTAGTTGGATAAACGGAAGCATCAGCAACCCCAAGAGTTGTTACATTGTATGTTGGGATTACTAATATGTCTAGTTTTAAATCTGCCATGTTGCTTTAAATAAATAAGCCAGAGGATTGAGTAGTATCCTCTCACCTCTGGCTTAGGTTATATAATCTATATTACTTGCCTACTGTTACGGAATCAAGGTTGATGTTGTACTAGTAGAAGGCCATACAGTGGTTGTTGTAGAAGTGGTAGTTACACACACACCATTCTGAGAAACAACTGCACCAAGAGCTGCCACAAGAACTGCTTCTACAGCGGTTTCCATAGCGCTATCCTTTTCAAGAGCAATAATTAAA